TGATGGTGGTGTTAGTTAAATCAATAATCCCCTGAACGGTGTCGCGCTTCGTTTCGTCGTTATCGCTGACATCCGAGAAAATTATACTATCGCCAGCCGCAACCGTATCTTCAGTGAAATTCCCGGTTATATCGTCAACCGTAGAAGACTGGACCGAGAAAGCCGTTACGTTGTCCGTCTCCCTGATCGTGACATCGGCAGAGGTTTTCAGCGTGAACTTATAAGCGCCGGAGAGGAATATCGTAGCCCTGCCGGATGCGTCCATAACAACCGGATTTGCGAGAGGCACGCTGCCCGCTGCCGTGGTGTAGGTTGCTTTCGGGGTTGTAGTCCCGGCTTCATAGGTATAAAGCTTGCAGCCCGCGCACGGATCGCCGTTATCATCGAAAAACTGGATGAAGTGGGGGGTGTAAAGTACCGCTGCTTGTGCGTATCCTACAAATAAAAATACCGCCACTAGGGCGGTTAGAATGCGTTTCATGGGAGCTCCGTTAATCCTGATAAGTTTTTATTTCTTTTGCGAGCGACCGGGCCTGCGTTGGCGTTAGGCCGAAATTGCTCACCACGTCTTTTATGAATTGGTTTTGCGACATATCGCCGTCCTTAAAAATCTGAACAGTGTCTTGAAATTGTTTGCCCTTACCTCTGCCGAGATTATCCGTCAATTTTCCATACTGACTTACTGGCGGTTTTGGTGTTGTACCGCTTAAATCTACGCCTCTTGGCCCAGTCCCTCTATTTAGTTTTGCCTGCATAATCGCTATCTCTTGCTCGGTCATTGGCAGTGGCGAAGCCTTGCCCGGCGCAGGCAACATTTTAGGCGGTGTTTGTCCAGGCTGCGCTGGTGGTGCGGTATAATTATAAGGCACATCGCCAAGATCAAAAGCTGAGCTGCGAACCGTACTGCCTGTTTTATTCATGGCTTCCTGAGCCGCCCTTATCTGGGATTCAGTCATTGGCCTTGCTGAATTTGGCCCCATAAGAAGCTTCATTTCTTCGGCCCTCATAGCTTCTTTTGCTTGTTTTGGCGGCAGCTTCAAAATCTTTTGTAATTCTAACTTTGGTATTCTCTGGGCTGTCGTTGCCAAATCCGGGGAAATTTTTACAGCTTCTTTGGCTATGCTTTTTCCGATTCTGCCGGACTCAATGCCCTTCATTGCTGCCGCACCGCCTCGGAATCCTTGTGACGCCGCATAAGCCGCCGTTGCCCCTGCAGGCCCGCCCTTAATCGCCCCGCCAATGACCATCACGCGGCTACCGAGCGTCCTCATTAAACCCTCTGTGTATCCAGTTTGCGCGGCCTTCTCAATCATCCTCGCTTCTTTGGGAGAGTATTTATAAATCTTGTTGCTTTTAGCCAGTCTTGCGTATCCTGCTTTTATTCCCGCCGCTTCCCCGCCGACATAGTATTTTGCGTACTCATTAATTTGTTCTATATCGCGCATTTTAGAGCGAACAGCCCATAGCTTGACCGCTTTCTGGTAATCGTTGACTCCATCTTGCGAGCCTTTAATGAAATTAGGGTTCTGCGCCACTTCCCTGAGCTTCGCTTGCAGAAGATCATATTGCCTTGCAAGATTGTCTTTGCCCGCTATAGATGCCTGGTGTCCGAGCGAGCCCCATTCCTTATCCAAAGACTCATAACTATCCAGCGTCATAGGATTTTTGCGGGCTTCGGCTAGGCGTTTCGCGACATCATCCATTTCGTTCGCGCCGAGCGCGGCTGTAGCGAATGGGTCCGAAACTCTTTCCTGTTGGACAACTTTGATGATTTCATCCGCCGCATCATCAGTAAACGATGCGCCTTTTTGAAGACCGGATTGAAACAGAGATTGGGATTTGTCTTTTACCTTCTGGACAGTCGGCAAAACAGTTTTGGTGTTTAGTCTTCTTTCGACTGGCGCGAGAGTTCGACTAGGTATGCTTTCCCCTCTGACCGGGACCGCCGCGAGAGCAGCATTCCCAAAGCCAAGAGTGGAGTCGAGGTAGAGCCCTGCTGTGGGGTGATTTCTTTGGAACTTATCGTAACCCTCAGCTGCTTGACCCATGACATAGCCCGCGCCGCGCAGCGCAGGATCGATGACACGGCCAGGAATAGTAGTTTTAAAATTAGAATATACATCAGCCCCAAAATCCTTGACTGGTTGCGGGATTGCTCGGCCTGCACTTACCATAGCCTCGTTAGGCACATCCCACAAACCTTTTTGCAGGGTTTGACCTAAGGCATTATACATCAGGCCTGCGTCACCACCTACAAAATCAGGGTTTTCGCTCGCCGCCGCAAGCCTTTGATTTCTTTGCTCGAATTTATCGCCAACCCTGCCAAAGAAGCCCTTCGGCGGGGGTGGCTGCGCAGGCCCGAATTGCTCTTGCGGCTGGCTGTACTTTGAGAACCTGTTTTGCTTTGCGGGCATCTCTGCACCCATGGCGCGGTAAATCTCATCCTCGGAAACACCGGAAGCGCCGAGATCGTCTACGTATGGATTGCCTTTAAATGGCAGGGTCTGCGGCTGCTTATATTTCTCGAACCTATTGGCCACCCAGCACCATCCTTGCCGCGCCTTCTCCGAATACAGCGTCAAATTCCGCAGCGCCCGAAGGATCTGCTTTTAATTCTCTCACGGCATCCATAGGGATCTTGCGCGGGTCGAGAGCGGGAGGCGCAGCGGGCGTCTGAAAATTACCCCCGGCTGCTTTAGCTCTTTCACGGTCCAGAGCGCCAGCAACAATAACCTTGAAATCATTCAGTGCTCTTTTAAATTCTGCCTCTGATTGCGAGGTCTGCATTCTTGCTTTGGCCTGCTCAGCCTTCGTACCCTCGACTTCAGTAATCGCGCCGCCACCTTTTAGAGATTCAAATGCCTCAAGGAATTGGTTTCCTTTCAACTGCTCAAGCTTGGCTGTGAAGTCAGCGGCAGGAGAGCCCGCAACATCACCAATCCAAGGAATGCGCCCCTTCATGGGATTAGGCATACCGACCGATGCTGAAAGGCCGGGGCTGTTTTCAATGTCTTCCAACATCTTCTGAATTTGCTGCGCGTGAGCTTCGGCCTTTGGAAGATTTGTTCGTGCCGTAGTCGTGGTTTCGGCTTCAATGCCCGCGCTCGTTTCCTCCGCTTTAATTCGAGGATTCATAACCAGGTCCACGTCCTTTTGTGCTTGTTGCTTAGAGCCGGATTTCGCGCCTTCAATTCCAGAAATAGCATCTGCATAGCCCGGCATGGCTTGAACATAACCGCCCTGATTATAAACGCCCGGTTCGTATTTATAGACCTTCTGGACATCCATAATGTCCGAGATTTCCTGATCTGCATTGGTATTGCCAGCAGCTTTTTGCGCTCGTAAATTTTTGATCCTGTCTGCAATTTGCAAAGCAGCAGGAAGATTCCCGGCTTTCGCCTGTGTGAGAGCAAGGCGCTTCAATTCAAATTCTTCAGCCTCACGGTCATAATCCGCTTTGGTCCTGATGCGATCAAATACACTTAAATCCGGCGTGGCCATTGCATACCTCTTAAAGCTTGAGCAAGTGCACCTGAATTATTCGACTGTCCGAACATATCCATTTGCGGCGATTGCATTTGTTGAAACGGCATCATCTGCGAGAAGCCTTGCATTTGCGGCATCTGTAACCCTTGAGCGCGTTTTAAAGCTTCAGCGAACATTAAGCGCCCGCCTCTTCCATGTCATAAACGGGCTTGCCGTTTGCGTCGATGTAGAGGATACGTTTTGCGCCCGAACCGCTCAGAACCTTTGATAAAGTGCCGGCTAGAATATTATTCCGCGCAACATCTGCATTCGCTCCGATATTGCCCTGATCGGTGTAAATATCGCCCATACCACCCGCCGCCAGATAGCCCTGCCCTGACTGTCCGGCCAATTGCTGGTTTTGGGAATTCCATCGACCGAAGGCGTCATTATATTCTTGGTCGGCCAGCCCTTGATTGAATTCCATTCCGGCTTTTACAGCCGCACCCGACTCCCTCATGCCCGCGGCTGACAATGCGCGGGTTAAACCTTTTTCACCCTCAGCAAGTCTGAATTGATAGCCCGGGTCATTTTGAAGATCGCCTGGATTAAATCCTGCACTCAGTCTTTCGCTAAGCTGGTTATTTGCATTTAAGCCTGAATTATAGAAGGGCTGCAAAGCGGCCTCGGATCTGCCTTGCGCTTGAAGAAGCTGCTCCTCAAGATCGTCTTGCGTCATATATGAATTGATGCCGCTTAATACCGTCCCTGCATTTCCAAGGGAGAGGCCGCCGCCGCTTCCAGCGCCGCTCAATGCTTTGTTTAGTCCGGACGCCCCTTTGGAAAGTGAGCCTAAAATACCCGTACCCGGAGTAGGCGGGCCCATCCCCCCGGCCCCGAGCCTGCCGCCGATAGAGCCAATGCCCGGAATACTTCCCCCGCCGGAAATATAGCCCCCCGCACCACCCAGACCAGCACCGAGCAGAGCACCCTTCAAGCCGCCGCCGCTGATAACCCCGCCTCCGGCTCCGCCGATTGCGCCGCCAATACCAGCAAGCGCGGCAGAAGAAAGCGTTGATCCAAGCGCGGTCCCGATTCCGGGCGCTAAAAATGTCCCGGCGATTGGGAGGGCAACGCTTGCAATTTTCTTGATCGACTTGCTCATATTTTTAAGCTCCAGATTTTGTAATTCGGGCAATAGCCGTCCCTTTCAAGGACTTTCCCGAATTTGCTGTTTTCACGAAGGATGTAATTGATTTCATGCACGCCGACGCCCTTTAGGATTTCGGCTGCTTTCTTTTGAAGTGCGACTTTGCCGCGGTATTCTTTCTCTAAAAAGATACCGTCGCTCGTCGCCTCGATGATGTGTTTAAATCTCGGGTTATTCGCAATCGTATAAATCGCGTAGCCTATTAATTTGCCGCTGTCTCTTGCCGTCACCGCCCAACATAAGCCCGTAAGGCCGGATGATATGTAGGCCTCCCAATCGATGTTTACGTTCGCCTCGTTGCCTTCAGCCTCCCTTGAATGCCTCGCAACATTCGGGGCGATTTCCCCGCAGACCTCATTGACCGGGACAAAAGAAAACTCAATCAAGATTGCACTTCGCCAATGCCTATGACGGTCAAAGGAACCGTTACCGTCGTCCACGGGGGCGTGTATATGCGATTATTCGACGCCACGATATGACCGGGTCCGTCTCCCAATAATCCTGTGACCGCGAAACATGGACCGTCGCCGGTAAAGGTTAGAGGAAAGTTATTGATGTACGTCGATCCTGCAACCGCGCTTGTATTCGTGCCGGGCACTATCAGAACCGAGAAGTAACAAAGCCTTCTCAGGATCCTGTAATATCTGCCCGTGATCGTCGGAGATCCGACCGTCGTTAAATTCGTAAAGGCGGGCGTCCATGTATCCCCGACATCCCCGTCATAAACCGCTGTCAGCCATTCCATCCATGATTTCGGCGGGTAGCCTTCTTTGTCAGTAATCGGATCGTAAAGAGGCGGCGGGGTTATAGTCATTTCAGATAGCTTCCGACAATCGCCCGCTTAACCGGGTCTGTAATGTCGAGCATGATGGTCAACTGTTCGGCAATTCCTATTCTGCGAACGGCAACCTTTTTGTTGTATTCCCCTACAGCCCCGATTGAAACCGTGTGGCCGTTGCCGTATGTCCTGCCGCCGTCCTTAGAAAAATAAACTGTTGCCACTGGATCAGAGCCTTGCCCTGATTGCAGGCCAACCCCCGTCTCAAAACCAAGCTCAAGAGAATTGTACCTGACCTGCTCGCCCTCATTCGAAAGATGGGTGAATATCCTTCGTGATTTTATTTCATCGCCCGCATCGGAATAAACTTCCATGTCGAGCTTATAAATATTCCCGTTTCGGCGGTCGCCTACGAGATGAAAGTCAAAAGCGAATATGCAGCAGGAGGCAAGGTGCTGTTCGAATTCACCTTGTGCATTCAGATAAGCCCGCTCGTGCCATAAATTTGTTGTCAGGTCATAAACGAGTGAAGTCTCAAGGCCACCATCCGTAAGCACAAGAAAATCATGCCCGTCCTTTTGATAGGAGAAGGATTTCATTCCCTCTTTGTCCGTGGCCCGGCCTATTGCAAGCTCAATGGCCTCTGTCGAAATTCTCTCCGCTCTAAAACCCTTGGCGCGGTAAACTATTCCATCGCCGTTATCATTAGAGCCAACCCAATAAACTGAATCGCCAAGCTCAATCGCCGTATGCGGGGCCATGATCCCCACAGGAATAACTACGCCCTTGAAAGGCTGGAATGGAAATGCCTGGTCCCCGGTATGCGACCAAGGCTCAATCGTTTTTGTTCCAAACAGCCATAAAGTACCAACAGCGCGGACGACCCTTAGCAGCCTGTCAGGGCTTGCTTCCGCCGTTGCAAAATCGAGGGCGTCCCAGCTTGTTCCATCACTAACAGCAGAGATATAAAATCGCCCGGTATCATTCTCATTAACGATAAAATAGCCATCAATGTAAGTAACAGTTCCAGCGGAAGGAAAATCGCTGTCAGAAATCGCAGCGAAAACATTGGTCGAGTAAGTTAAAATATAGCCGTCTTCACCGTCGCAGATTATGAGCTGCGTGGAATTCTCATCAAAGGTCAGGTTGCCCGAGGATGTGTTCAGCGTTCCCCTTGATGTTTCGGCTCCCGCTGAATCCAGTTCGTAAAGTGTGTTCCCAGAGACGAAAAATGCTCGCCCGTTCGTTGACTTAAAGCCGTCTCTTATAGGACCATTCCCGGCGGTGGCGAATAAAGTTAATCCCGGCGTTCCGTATAAAGCAGCAACCTCTTTGCCCTGCTCGTCAAAGACCGGGAATAGATTGATCGTTCTTTGTGCGTCGAAAGGCAGGGAGCGTTGTTCGTATGAAGGACCAACAAGGCCGATCTTCACTTAACACCAGCCCGAGAATATGTTCCCCGAATTGCCAACATTGCGAGGAGCGTCAACGGGACGATTCCTGAATATTGCGCTCTTGATCGAGGCCTTTGATTGCCTGGCAAGTTCGGCAAGCTCAGCCGTGACAGGCTGGCCGTATTCCGGGGCCATGAGAACCGCCGCGTTTGAGATAATCGCCAGATCCCACCCCGGAGGAAATGAAACCGTCCCGGCAAGCGTTACGCTGCCAAGGGGTTTTTCGGACAGAATATAAAGCGTGTAAGCCTGATCCGGCGCAGGCCAGAGCTTGATTGTCCCGTTGGCAAAGCCGTTGTCGAAATTCAGAACTTCCGGTCTGCCCGTTTGGGACTTCATGGAAATTCCCGCAAAATCCTCATCCGTTACGATCTCGACTGGATGGTCGATATTCGACAAACGGATATAGGCGGCAATGATCTTTATAGGCCGGGTTGTATTGAAATTTGCACCCGTTCCTATTGTGTATTCACCATCGCCGCCTGTTAGCGTGAAGTTCTCAAGCGTCCGGGCATATACATTGGAGGCAAAATTCGACCATGACGAAAGCATTTGATTGATAATCTCAATGCCATCGTTGGACTCATCTGCGGAAGGCGTTTCGTTCTTCGTGATCGCCCCGATCTTCCGCATTGAGGATTTTACAAGGTCCAGCCCGGTTGCCATTTAGACGCGCTTCCAGCCTTCGGCCTCAAGCAGGGCAATTTGCGCCGCGCTTTTGACGAATTTAAAGCCGCCGTCTTTTTCAAGAGGTATGCGACCATCTTTTCGAACGAAGGCTTTTGCTGCGACAGGTTGAATTTCTGCCACTTCTTGCGCTGGCGCAGCAATTTCTGCCACTACTTTTTTAGGTCTTGCCATTGCATTTTCTCCTTGGGTTTTCTTAGGTCGGGATTTTTGTGAATTTCATCGTTGATCCGACATAGATCGTTGTGTTGTCGGCGTGAGATGCGTTTTGAGCGGCTTGCAGTTGTAATGTCCCGGCCTTGGAAACAACCAGATGACCAGTGATTTCGCACTTGATAATGGCTGCTGTTGAAGCTTGGATTGATGCTGCATCAGTTGCCGTAGTTGCCCGTGCAACGCCGACCGCTGAAGCAGTGAACGCTTTGGAAGTAACATCAATGGATGCCAACATGGCTGCTGTCCCGAATTTCAGGCCAACTTTTAAGCCAGAGTTCGCTGTTGAGGTCAGGCTGAGGTCGATTTCAACTTTGTATGTGCCGGGTTGAAGAACTTCGGACAATAAGCCATCAACATTGGTTAATGTTGTGCCTGAAGTTCCAGAGTCCACATCAAATTCAGTCGTGCTCTTTGAAACATCACCAAGGGCTTGGTTAATTTTTAACTTTGTGTCATCCGTAAGCGCGCCCACGGCTGTAATATGATTCTTTGACATTATAATTCTCCTGAAAAAGTGAAGGGGAGGCCGCTAAGCCTCCCCGATTGATTAGGACGTAATGCGGCAAGCCCAGCGCGGACGCACCGGAGCCAAACCACCGAGGAAGTCAACCCGTGTGATCATTTTGCGGGTCAAAACGTCAAAGTCGCGGACGATTGCTACAGTCACGCCGTCCTCGGTCGCCTGTTCAGCAAATTCTGCGTTGTTGGGCAGAACAAGCGGAACGGAGCAAACGCGGAATGCTTCTTTGTGGAAGGCAAGGCTTTGCTTGTACGTTGTCGAGGCAGCGCCGACGAACGTAACAGCAGCCTCGTCAGCGGGAAGCGCGGACACGTTTTGCAACGAGCCTGAAGCCGAAGAGTAAATCGGCTCATCAAGCGTAAGAGTTACAAAGCCCGAAGCGTCCGCTGTCTGCGTTGCTCCGGTATGAACGAATTGCTTCAGAACGCCGGTGCTGACTTTCGTTTGCGGGTGTACGGAATACACATCAGCAATCGTAAAGACAGAGCCTTTCGTTACTGTTCCTGTGTTCGCCGTAACATCAGCCAAGCCAAGCGTTGACATCCCGGTTGCGATAGTGACAACGCCGGTTTCAACCGTCGCCGCAACATCGTTGCCGTTTGTGTGGCTGTACAGAAGCTCGTTTTCCATCCAGGTAAAGCCGTCAGCAATGCCGATAAAGCCCTGCTCGTACTGTTCCTTGATGCGCTCGGACGATTGGAAGAAGCCCTTGCGTTGATCGACCGCCTGAGCCATCGCAGCCGCATCGCCAAGCAGGAATCTTTGCTTGTCTTTCGGGCAGAGGAACTGGCTCATCTTTGTTTTAGCGGCCAAGATTTCAGCGGTCGTATAAGCCGTTGATCCTGCCGTTCCAACAAGGTTTGCCGTGTTCTGCGTGGCTTTTTGCAACATTTGCGACTCAACGCTCGCAGCGATGTCCAGAACGACGCCTTTTACAAAGCGGTCATAAACATCACCAAGATTTACGTCATGGGCGAGTTGCTGAGAGTCGAGGTCAAAGCCGACCGTCCCGATAATATCAAGAGGCA